AATGCTATCAAGAAGCGGATGGAGTATCCAGAGCTTAAAAAGTTAGTATTAGAAGAGTATAAAGAGTGGCAACCTGATGCGTTTATGGTCGAGAAAAAGTCCAACGGCTCGGCGTTGTATCAAGAGTTTAGGCGGATGGGCGTGCCTGTTGGTGAGTTTACCCCCGGCAAAGGGCAAGATAAAATTGCACGGGTCAATGCAGTGAGCGACTTGTTTGCTTCTGGCATAGTATGGGCACCGGATCGCAGGTGGGCCAAGGAAGTTATTGAGGAATGCAATGATTTCCCTAGCGGTGCTAACGATGACTTGGTAGACTCGACTACCTTAGCATTATTAAGGTTTAGGCAAGGCGGATTTTTACGTCTCCCTTCGGATGAGCCGGAGGATGATTTCTTGTACAGAGCCCGCAAAAGAGCGGCGTACTACTAAGGATAAATGATGGCTACTAATATGGACAGAGCGTTATACGCTGCTCCCCAAGGACTTGACCAGATCAATAACGATGAGGAAGAGCCGATACAGATCACTATTGAAGACCCAGAGGCGGTAGATATTGAGGGTCCGGGCTTTGATATGCACATGGAGAAAGCTGAGCAAGACGAAGAAGATTTCGATGAAAACTTGGCAGAAGCGATGGATGAGGGTGACCTAGAGCAGTTAGCTGGGGACCTTATCGAAGACTATGAAGCAGATATTTCTAGTCGCAAGGACTGGATACAAACATACGTTGACGGCCTACAGTTGCTGGGCCTAAAACTAGAAGAGCGTACGGAGCCGTGGCCCGGCGCTTGTGGTGTCTACCACCCGTTATTGGCTGAAGCTGTTGTGAAGTTCCAAGCTGAGACCATGATGGAGACGTTCCCAGCAGCAGGTCCGGTCAAGACCCAGATCATTGGGAAAGAGACGACTGAAAAGAAAGAAGCTGCTGAGCGAGTTCAGAATGACATGAACTACCAGCTAACCGACGTGATGATCGAGTTTAGGCCCGAGCATGAGCGCATGTTGTGGGGCTTGGGACTTGCTGGCAATGCGTTTAAGAAGGTGTATTTTGATCCGAGTCTAGATCGTCAGACATCTATGTACGTGCCTGCGGAAGATGTGGTCGTGCCGTACGGCGCTTCAAGCATTGACTCCTCAGAGCGGGTTACGCATGTGATGCGCAAGACCAAGAACGAGATGCGTCGGCTACAGCATGATGGGTTCTATAGAGATATAGACCTAGGCGACCCCATCACTATGATGGATGATGTAGAGAAGAAGATTGCCGAGAAGTTAGGTTTTCGTGCGTCACAGGACAACCGGTTCAAGCTTTTGGAGATGCAAGTTGACCTAGACCTCAAGGGTTACGAGCATAAAGACGAGAAGGGTAAGAAGACAGGCATTGCGCTGCCGTACATTGTTACGATAGAGAAAGGCACTGGAGAAGTACTAGCGATACGGCGTAATTGGAGGCCAGAGGATGACACGTCTCAGAAGCGAGCTCATTTTGTGCATTACCCATACATTCCGGGTTTTGGTTTTTATGCTTTTGGCCTTATTCACCTTATTGGCGCTTACTCTAAATCTAGTACTAGTATCTTGCGCCAGCTTGTTGATGCTGGCACTTTATCTAATCTACCCGGTGGCTTTAAAACTCGCGGTCTTCGTACGAAAGGTGATGACACGCCTATCTCGCCGGGAGAGTTCCGCGACGTAGATGTGCCTAGTGGCACTATCAGGGATAACCTGATGGCGCTTCCCTACAAGGAGCCTAGCCAAGTGTTAATGGCTCTGTTGGGGCAGATGATTGACGAGGGGCGTAGTTTTGCAGGGTCTATGGACTTGAACGCATCGGACATGTCTGCGCAGGCTCCAGTGGGCACTACGCTGGCAATTCTTGAGCGCAGTTTAAAGACTATGAGTGCTGTACAGGCACGCATCCACTACGCGATGAAGCAGGAGTTCAAGCTCCTCAAAGAGATCATCCGTGACTACACTCCGCCAGACTACAGCTACGATCCAGAAGAAGGTGACCGTAAGGCTAAGCAGTCTGACTACGACATGGTGGATGTTATCCCTGTCAGTGACCCCAACGCCACTACCATGGCTCAGAAGGTTGTTCAGTATCAGGCGGCTCTCCAGTTAGCGCAGACTGCTCCTCAGTTGTATGACCTTCCCGTACTGCATCGTCAGATGTTAGATGTCCTTGGCATCAAGAACTACCAGAAGCTCGTACCGGTTGAGGACGACATGAAGCCGCGTGACCCTGTGACGGAGAACATGAACATTCTCAAGAACAAGCCGGTCAAGGCGTTTTTGTATCAAGATCACAAGTCTCATATCGCAGTTCACATGGCGATGGCGCAAGACCCACATATCCAGCAGTTGATAAGTCAGAACCCGCAGTTGGCCCAGCAGATGATGGCAGCAGGATCGGCGCACATTGCAGATCACTTGGGTATGGAGATGCGTAAGCAGATGGAGCAGGCGATGGGTCAACCCCTACCGGCGTACGAGGATGACCAAGATGAGGTGATGATGTCTCCAGAGATGGAGGTTCGGGTCTCTCAGATGGCAGCGCAAGCGGCGCAACAGCTACTCCAGCAACACCAGCAAGAGGCTCAGCAGCAGAAGAACCAACAGCAGTCGCAAGACCCGCTCATTCAGTTGCAACAGCAAGAGCTTCAGATTAAGCAAGGTGAGTTGCAGCGCAAGCAGGCTAAAGATCAATCGGATATGCAGGCCAAGATGGCGCAGATTCAGGTTGAGTTAAAGCGCATTGAGGCTAACCAAGAGTCTGAAGGGGCCAAGCTAGCACTACAGCAACATAACGCAAGTAATCAGCGTGAGCAGCAACATGAGGCTACTGGGTTCCAAGCTGGGTTAGAGCTACATAAACATCAACAACAGCTATCGCATCAGGCTGAGATGGCTCAGGCACAGCGAGAAGCACAAGCGGGGAAACCCGCAAAGAAAGGTGAATGATGTACGAGACGCACAAGTTACTCGGAGTCATTAATGAACGAATTGACGAAGGAGTCAAACAGATCGAAGAGGCTCTAGCGGCTAAGGCTGCTAAGAGCTTTGACGAGTATTGCGAGATGTGTGGGGTTATTAGAGGTCTGCTCACCGCCCGCTCTTATCTATCAGACCTCACACACCAACTGGAGAAATCAGACGATGAATGATATTGATCTAAGCAAAGCGGTGGACCTGTCCGCTGTGATGCACAAAGCAGCAGAAGAGAAAGCAAAGCAGTTACCCGTACCGTCAGGTTATCGGATACTGTGTGCCGTACCGGAAGCTGAAGAAACTATCGAAGGGTCTAGCCTTATTAAGTCAGCAGAGATGATGCGCAATGAAGAGCTACTGACTACAGTACTGTTTGTTGTTGATTTAGGCCCAGACTGCTACAAAGATGCAACTAGGTTCCCAACAGGACCGTGGTGCAAAAAAGGTGATTTTGTCTTGGTTCGGCCCCATGCTGGCACTCGACTACTCATCCATGACCGTGAATTCCGCATCATTAACGACGATTCTGTCGAGGGTGTTGTAGAAGACCCACGGGGTATTAAACGCAAATAGGAGCGCACATGGCTACATTTAAAGGCGAAGAGTATAAGTTTCCTGACGAGATTGAATCTGAAGAGAAACTGGAAGTTACTATCCAAGAGGACGATGATGACATTAAAGTTGAAGTCGTTGACGATACACCCAAAGAAGACCGGCATATTGATCCGCTGCCGGAGGCTATTAAGGAAGACCTTGAGAAAGCCGACGAGTCTGCTGACTATTCTAAGAATGTAAAGCAGAAGTTTACTCAGTATAAAAAGGCTTGGCACGACGAGCGTAGGGCTAAAGAAGCTGCACTTCGGGAGCAGCAAGAGGCCTTGACGGCGGCGCAGCGCGTCCTTGATGAGAATCGTAGGCTAAAGAATCTACTCCAAAACGGAGAGAAAGAGCTTATTTCTACTTATCAAAGCTCCGCCCAAATGGAGTTGGATAAGGCTGAGCGGGCTTATAGAGAGGCCTATGACTCGGGCGATTCTGATAAAGTACTAGCGGCACAGCGCGAGATGATCCGTGCTGAAATGAAACTAGATAAGACTAAAAATTTCCGTCCCACTGTACAAGTTGACGAAAATGAGGTACAAACTACCCCACAGCAGCAAGTTAGCCAGCAAATGGACCCGAAAGTTGCAAACTGGGTGTCCAGAAACCCTTGGTTTGTAGCGCAGGATAAGTTTGCGATGCGTAAATATGCCGAAGGCGTCCATGAGGAGCTTGCTGCTAAGTATGGTAGAGCATTCGTAGGTACTGATGAGTATTTCACTAGTATCGACAAAGAAGTACAACGTAGATTCCCAGAAGAATTTGCAGCTTCTAAAAACGATGATGGCGATAAGCCTCAACGTACAAGGCCAAGTACGGTAGTAGCGCCTGCAAAGCGCAGTACCGCACCAAAACAAGTTGTGATGACTAAATCACAGGTTGCTTTGGCTAAAAAACTTGGATTAACCAACGAGCAATATGCTCGTGAATTTACAAAATTGGAGGCCTAAAAATGGCTGAGAACAGATTACAAC